TATCGAATATGATGCTGGTGATCTACAGTACAGTGCCCATCGTCATGATTATAAAAGATTTGAGAATGGTAACATGATTGATGGTGGTCGTGCTTATATCAGATATGCGGCGAATGAAGTTAAACACTACGTTGTTCGCAATGGTGAAATGGTTGAGGTTGAATAATGAACACACAGGATTTCATCAACAACGCAGAATACCTAATCCGTCAATGCCTCAATCAGAAGAACATTAACCCGACTATGGAAGCGTGGTTGCGAGACGCATGTCTCGATCTTGCAAAGGCAAGGGAAAAGGATATTCGAAAGACTGAATATAACACATTTGATGATTGGATGAACGAGATTGAAAACTATTCAACTCGCCGAGAACGTGCTTTAGAAGATACCGATGTTATTCTTTGGGCAAAGACTGCTTGGGATATTCAACAAGAAAAGATTGAGAAGTATGAGACCATTCTAAAACATGCAATGTCTGAAAAGACTGGTGTGTTCTTCATCTGCGGTGAAGCAGGCGAGAAGGATAGCATGGGTTTGCCAGAGAAGATCATGGTCTGTCCTGCATATGGTCTGGATGGCTTTGCTATGTATAAGAAGGACAGAGACTACGATGCGCCAGGGTGGTGAGGCGAGGGTGAACTCTGAAATCTTCGATGAGACTTTTCGACTTGCACAGTCAGTAGAACCTGTCCGTGGTGCAAGAATTGCTGCCGCCGTGGTACGCAAGGGTAAAGTCATTTCCTACGGATATAATCATAAGAAGACACATCCCTTTCAGGCTCAGTTCTGTAAGAACAAGGATGCAGTCTTCTTTCACGCAGAAGTCCATGCAATCAAGAACGCACTTAAGTCTGTCGATGTTGACGACCTGTCAAAGTGTGAACTATATATTGTGAGGGCAAAGAGAAACAAGACAAACCGTAAATGGATTACTGGTTTGTCGAAACCTTGTAGTGGATGCCAAAAGTGCATTGACTTATTTGAACTAAAGAATGTATATTACTCTAGAGAAGGAGACAAAAGTGAGAATTGAAGTTCGTAATAACAACGTCGATAAGGCGATGCGTATTCTGAAGAAGAAACTAACAGAAGATGGTTTCTTCAATGAACTACGAGAACGTGAGTACTATGAGTCGAAGGGAACCAAGCGTCGTAAGGCGAAGGCTGCCGCAAAACGCCGTGCAGACCGTGATCGAAAGAAACGAATGGAAAACGAAGGATACTAATCCATGCCTAGAAAGAAGGTAACTGTCAAGACTGACAACAGTGGATGGACAGCACCAAAGAAACGTAAACCTCGTAAACCTATGACAGAGGAACAGAAGGCTGCAGCAGCAGAACGTCTTGCAAAGGCAAGAGAAGCAAGAGCAGCAAAGAACCCTGATTATGGTAAGTCGAGTATTCATGAGAGTCTTCGCAATCTACCAGACGAACACGGATTGAGTCCTGCAAAAGTCAAGAAGTGGATTAAGACTCAACAGGACTTGGCTAAGTCTGCAAGACAACAGGTTCGTCAAAAGGTCAAGGGTGCCGAGGCACAACTCAAAATCCATGAAGGTTATATAAGTAATATGCAGGCATACCTTCGCACTGGAGATTGGATAGATAATTTCTATGGAGAGTATCAAGAACATAGAATTAAAAATCGTTGTATCGCACAAGCTTATTACTGGTATGGACCTAAGAAGGGGGAACCAAAGTTCGATGTTGGGACATACTATCCCCTATTAGGACAAGTTTACACACAGGAAATGTATAATGAAGAAAGAGGGATCGTTGTAAAAGATGACGGAGAACCAGAACCCAAACGAAAACAACGTAATAAAAGGACCGTGGCGAAAAAGAAAAGTCGTCGTTCCAAATGAGGAAGAACTTCTTCGTCAAGAGGAGATGGAGTTCTGTGAAGAACTAGCATCTAAACTTGTGATGGATATGATTCATATGATGAGCGATAATGATGTAGATATTGGAGAACGAAATTTTTCCCGTGACCTTTCTGTAGTCATTGAACTTGTGAAGTCACTTCTATATCGTGATGCTGGTCTTGAATACCCGCTCCATGAGTTTGTTGATATGTTTACAGAGACGACTATTGAATTGGATAACTCACATCGAACAGTCATTCGAATGGACAAACTGAATGAGATGGTAGAGTTAATGAGAATGGATGAGGATGATGACCCAGAAGTTTCATGAACCATACAGTCCTGCCATTATGGAGACAACTGTATCAGAACGATTTGTTGACATCGTAAACACCGTTGCAGATGATGTTCTTGCAGATGAGGAGAAGAGTAAACAGTGGGACTTTTCTCATAAACTGGTAGGCAAGGTTAACAAGGAAATTCAAATTCCTGTTAAGGATAAGTCTGATCGTGACTACCTATTTCGCACAATGAAGCAGGGTTGTCTAGATTATTTGAATTATATGGTTGACAAAAACCGCGCACACAGTTATAATAGAATAGTGGGTGCAGGAGTAAAACCAACTATTGACAATATCCACCTGACACAGAGTTGGGTGGTAAGTCAGTATGCGGGTGACTTTAATCCTATTCACCACCACAATGGAGATTTCTCTGCTGCAATTTATCTAAAGGTTCCAGAGGGTATGACAGAAGAATGGAAAGAGGATTTCAAGGATCACTATCCAGCAAAGGGTCTTATCGAATTTGCGTTTGGTGAGAACCAGAACTTTCGCAGTGACAATCTAAAGTTCAAGCCTGAGGTTGGTAAGTTCCTTGTATTTCCTTCATGGTTGAAACACTTTGTATACCCGTTCTCTGTCGAAGGTGAAAGACGCATGATGAGTTTCAATGCGACCATTATAAATAGAACGAAAGAATAATTATGATTTTAGTTGACATGAACCAGATTAGTCTGGCCAGTGTGATGATGCACTTGAATATGAATAAGAAGATCGAACCAGAGATTGATATGGTTCGTCACATGATCCTCAATTCAGTTCGCATGTATCGCACGATGTTTCGTGAAGAGTATGGAGAACTGGTTCTCTGTTACGACTCGAAGCACTACTGGCGTAGAGACTACTTCCCAAATTACAAACGCAATCGTAAGAAGACACGGGATGATTCCAATCTGAATTGGGATGCCATCTTTGAGTGTCTGAATACCATCAAGGCAGAACTGAAAGAGTTCTTCCCCTACAAGTTCCTTGAGGTATATGGTGCAGAGGCAGATGATATCATTGCCGCACTATGTGGTGAACTTGCATATGATAACGGTAAGACACTGATTCTTTCTGGTGACAAGGACTTCATTCAGCTACAGAAGTTCAAGAATGTGACACAGTACAGTCCTATCACCAAGAAGTATGTGAATGGCGTCGATCCAGAGGAGTATCTGAATGAACACATCATGAAGGGTGACTCCAGTGATGGTGTCCCTAACGTGTTGTCCCCAGACAATACCTTTGTTGATGGTCTGCGTCAGAAACCACTGAGTAAGAAAAAGATTGCATCCTTCATTGATGGTGACCTTCCTAATGATGAGGTCAAGAGAAACTTCCAGAGGAATGAAACTCTGATTGATCTAACCAAATCACCAGATGAACTCTTCATCAAAATTCTGGAAGAGTTCCGTGATGCACCAGAAGGTGACCGTAGCAAACTACTAAATTACTTTACACAAAAGAGGTTACGCAACCTCGTTGAATCCATAGGAGAATTTTAAAATGGCATATGATACATATACACCCCTGTTTTCAGAGGTTCTGAATAAGGTCGCAAAGTTGAAAACCAAGAATGAGAAGATTGAACATCTACGCAAGTATAACAATGACTCTCTTCGTATGATTATCAAATCATCATTTGACCCTAAAATTGAGTGGGAACTTCCAGAGGGTGACGTTCCATACACAAAAAATGATGCACCCGAAGGTACAGAGCATAACATGCTTGCACATGAAGCACGAAAGTTGTATCACTTCATTAAGGGTGGTAATCCACAGATTACTCAGAACAAGAGAGAGGCACTGTTTGTTCAGATGCTTGAGGGTCTTCATGAAGATGAAGCAAAACTGCTTGTTGCTGCAAAGGACAAGAAGTTGCATCAGGTCTACAAGGGACTATCTGCAAACGTGGTAAAGACCGCATTCAACTGGACAGATGAGTATATGGTTGAAGAGGTAGAGTATCCACAGGGGTCTAAAGCCGCATCATTCCCCGACTAAAAAAACTTTCACAACAGCTCATTTTTTTGTTGACATATCCGAATCCGTATGGTACTATAAGACATAATCGAGATACGGAGTTGACATGACTTACAAAGAAGCACTGATTGCGATTGAAGAAAACCTTAAGAAGCACCGTGCTATGGGTGATGACCGGGCAGTGAAGGCTGACCTGTTGATGAAGAAGGAGTTTCTGAAGTTAATGGAAAAAAGTTAATTTTTCTGTTGACAGATTCGTTTTCGTGTGGTATAGTTAGTCATAAACTGAGAGAAGGAAAGAGAAATGACTGTTGTTGTGAATAAGACCGCTGATGACCTGATGATCGGACTCGGTAATATGTACGATGCGATGGTTGCAGACTATGCAAAGTTCATGGTTCCTGACACGGACAACAAGAAGACTATGAACGACGACTATGCTAATGGTCTTGCATACAAGTTCGGTAAGAAGTATGTCAAGGTTCTTGGGAATAATGGTGGCAATGTTATTGCCTTCGTTGTTAACACTGATAATGACAAGAAGTTCAAGAAGGGTGACATTCTGAAGCCTGCTGGATACAACGCTCCTGCTCGGAACAAGGCACGGGGTAATATCTTCGACGGTAACTACCCTATCAACTGGACCGGCCCCCTTTATCTCTAGGGGGTCATTTTAGGGGTTGACAGATTCCTTTTTGTGTGGTATAGTTAGACATAATCAGAGAGAGGTTGTTATGACTAAAGAAGTTTCGGTTCGTGAGATCATGGGTGATTTGCTCGACATCAATCCCATCGTTAATGTTGGGACTACAAAGACTCCCATGTATGTTGTAGATTCTTCGTGGTTGATTCGTGCCTATGAGAAGTCGATTGGAAAAGACATTGGTGACGACTTTGGTGGGTATGTAGAGTTTTCTGACAAGTTTGTCGATGAGTTCACCATGTCTAATGATGTAGAATTGACTCTTGAGAAGATTATCTGATGAAGAAAATTGTGACTGTTGCGATTGAAACCCTGTTCATGTTAACCCTATTTGCGGCGGGATGGTTTGCTCTCGTCGTATTTTAGGGGTTGACAAAAAGAATCAAGTATGGTACTATAAGACATAATCAAGAGATGAGGTTGTCATGATTAGTGTTGATGTTACAGGTGGTCTGAAG